TGCAGCGGAACCTGTCGTGTTTGCTGCCACAATCTGATTTATCTTAAAAACCTTGCCCGATGAAGCAGCGTTTGGAAGCAATACTACGGCTGAGGTTCCAGACGGCGTGAAATAAGTAGTAGTGCCAAGTATGGAACTGGCGTTTGCAATGTTCGGGTTTGCCATAGGGGATCCTTATAAACCAAAAACAATGGAGGTAGCGATAGCGTTGCCTTTGGTTGCAACAGTACCGGCAGCGTCTGGAAGCGTCAGCGTGCGATTAGCCGTCAGCGTCGTAGGTGTAAGCGTGACGGCGTACGAGCTCGTCCCGCCCGCGCGACCGGCCAGGATCACCGCGTCTTGCGTACTTGCGGCCTGCACTCGAGCAGAGCCGAACAGTTGCAGCTTGTTGGTCGCGTCGTCGGTCGTTGTGCCCAGCAAGAAGTTGCCCGTCGTGGCAAACCGTCCGGCTTCGGTGCTGTTAAAAATGAACGTGATTGGGTTTATCGTGCCAGTGCCGGTGAAGCCGGACACAAGCCGCACCTGGGTGGAGCCTGCCACCAACGCACCTATCGACGAGTTGTTGGGATCGGACGAGTTGAAAACCTCAATCTGCGCGTTTTGCGCGCTGCCATTTGGAATAACTCCAACCAGCGTTTGTGTGTTGGTCGTAGATGTTTGGAACATCAAACGATTTGAAAACGTGGCGTTGCTAAAGTCACCGATGATGCGGCGCCCGGTGCCGCTAAAAGTCAAGTTGCCGGTCAGAGTGCCGCCGGCTAAAGCTAAGTACGTCGACGCAGCCGATGCAGTCGTTAGGTACGAGCTCATGCCGGCTTGAGTTTGGTACGTCGACGCAGCCGATGCAGTCGTTAGGTACGAGCTCATGCCGGCTTGAGTTTGGTACGTGCTTGCCGCAGTGGCCGACTTCAGGTAGCCCTGGCCCACGACATAGGCGGTTGTGGCAAGCTGCGTGGTGTTGGTGTCCACGGCCGCGGTCGGGGCCGTAGGCGTTCCCGTAAGCGCAGGATTGGCCAGCGGCGCATAGGTGCTCGCGGCGGTCGCGGTCGTGAGATAACCGGCGATTGTTTGACCCGCAGCAAAATTAATGGCGCCAGTCATTGTTCCGCCGCTCAGCTGCAAGTAGCCCGCGGTCGGAACGTAAGCGGCAGTCCAAGCCGCGCCGTCGTAGACCTTCATTACATTGGCAACGCTGTTCCAATACAGTGCGCCGGTCAATAGCGCGTTGCCGTCGTTGTCAACCGTTGGATCGCTGGTTTTGCTGCCTAGATAGCGATCGTCAAAACTGTCGTAACTAGCCGCAGCGGCAGTCGCGCTGTTGGCTGCGCTTGTGGCGCTGCCGCTGGCTGCAGTGGCACTGTTCGAGGCGTTGGTAGCGCTAGTTGCTGCAGCAGACGCAGAAGCCGCTGCGCTGGTGGCACTACCAAGAATAGAGTCGACGTAAAACTTGGTGGTCGCGTCCTGGTTAGCTGTTGGATCAGCCATGCCGGTGATCTTGTTGGACCCCATGGCAATAGCGCCCGACATTGTGCCGCCCGATTTCGCCAACAGGCCAGATACCGTTGTGTCAATCTGCGTCTTGGTATACGCGTCGGTAATCCCGTAACCAGCCAAAGTGGTGTATGTAGCCGCAGAAGTAACGCGGCCGTACGTGTCGACAGTCAAACCCGCGTAGGTGCCGCCAGTCACGCCCGTCGTGGCCAGGTCGATATCATCTGAATTTACAACAATGCGTGAAGCTGATGCGGTATTGACGTTGAGCGTGTTGCCGGTCTTGGTCATACCGGTGCCGGCAGTGATTTGACCGGCACCTGAAAACTGTTCAAACGTAATGGCTGTTGACCCTAGCGTCCCGCCAGCAGCAACGGTACACACCCAACCGCTGTTGTCGTTTGTCGTGCCTTGTTCAACAAACAAAAACGCACCGGGAAGCTCAGTCCAAACATCCATGTCTGTGGAACGTGTCCAGACGCCTGCGGCAACAACATACACACCGTTGTCGGCGGCCGTGCTCTGGTCTTTGACCAGCACTCGATCACCCGCGATCACTCCCACACCGTCAATCGTTTGAGTGCCGGATAGCGTAATGTTGGTTGTAGTTGCGACTCGAACACTTGCCTTCACATCAAGGCCTTGTGCCACACTGTCGACGTAGTTTTTGGTAGCCGCGTCTTGTGCGGCCGAAGGATCGCCAAGGCCGGTAATCCTGTTGGTACCCATCGCAATGGCGCCCGACATCGTGCCGCCGGTAAGGGCTAGACGCAGGGCATCTTGCGTATCGACGTAACCTTTGTTGGCTGCATCGCCGCTATTTGTCGGATTGGGAAGGTTGATGATGGTCGCGGAGCTGCCCGCATCCATATCCAGCGTGCCGTTGATCGTGACGTTGTTAAACGTCGAGGTGCCGCTGGCGGCAGTAACGTTACCGGTCAAGTTGCCGCTGACGTTACCAGTCACGTTGCCCGTCAAATTGCCGGTGACGTTGCCCGTCAAGTTGCCGGTAAATCCGCTGGAAGCGGACACCGTCGTGAATGCGCCGCTTGAGGGCGTAGTGCCGCCGATCGGGGTGTTGTTAATCGTGCCGCCGGCGATGGTAACGCTTGAACCCAGGCTAACCGTGCTATTGGCAGACAATGTCGTGAAGTTTCCGGCTGCTCGAGTTGTCGCGCCAATTGGTGTCGAATCCAGTGTGGAGCTTGTAATTGCCAGGGCTTGCAGTGCAGCAGATGCGATGATTGCTGTGCCGGTGCTGTTGATCATCGCAACCTTGTAGCCGTTGCCCGTCAACGTGGGCAATAGATCGAAACCAGCCGTGATGAATTCAAGCTCTGCGCGAAGCGCCGCCGAAGAGCCTGGCGAATTAGGCGTTGGATAAGTAGTATGCGTGTAATACGGATTGCTCATCGAAGTCCTCGGCGCGGAGTGTAGTGCAGGACAATAGTGTTGACCGTGAACGGTTCATACAAATCTGACAAGGCGGTGATGCGGATCGCGATATTCTCGGCAGTGCCATCGATTCCAATCTCCGAAGGCGTAACATCGGAGCCGTCCCATACGAAGTTGTCCCAGATCAAACTGTCCCAGTAGCTTGAGCGCAGGTCAGCGTCGGTCGTTGTGTCAAACGGTTGCGGCACGTCTGGCCGGCGATAACCTAAGTCGTAACCGAATTGAATCTGTGCGTAATAGCTGCCGGACAATTCGACGCTCGCTTTGCGGTACCGTTTAAGCACGCGCGGCGATCGCATTGAGTTGTAAACCAAATTGATACTGGCCGCGATTGGATCGCCGTCAAAACTGGTTCCGGCATCGAACTGATATACAAAACCGTTGTTGGAACCAAAGAATGCAACCGCATTACCGTTGGCATCTTCACCTTCTGTTGAGCACAGCACGGGACGGAGATATTCAACAGGCATAGACCCCAGCAGCTTGCCGTTTACCACGGTCATGTAGACCGCCGCGCCATCACTAAAAAACACGCGGTACTGGCCTTTGTTGCGATCCAACGAGCTTGCAGTGGCCAGGTTAAGTCGAGGCTCAATAAACGGGCGCAAGTTCATGGTCAGCGCCGCTGGCAAGAAGTTACCAAAGTTCAGCGACGTGCCCATGCTGATAATGCCGCGGTCATCAAACACGTAGGCTTGGTCCAGGTTCTGCGCTGTGTAGGCGTGCGCGCCGGTGCCGGTGTTAAACGTCGACAATTGAAAATTGCTCGAGTCCGTGCCGTAAAGCACGGACGTGTCGTTGCGGGTATAGACACCCAGTGCGCCGCTTGACTGGTCACCAGGCAGCGCTAGTAAATTCGTGATCGGGCCGCTCATGGCAAGTTCACCTGCGCCCAGCAAGGGGGTCCACTGGTACGGGGAACCCAGTGCAGAAAACTGCAGTGACGCGCCAAACGACAGGAATAGATGCTGCTTGTGGACGGCGATGTGCGTCGGCTTGTCGTTTGTCATGCCTGTCACGATGGGCACGAATATGGTGCCGTCAAACTCAAACGCCCGGTTCTGGCCGTCGCATCCGTACAGACGGTAGTTGCTTTCGCCCCCACCAAAATTGCCGACTACCGTTTCGTAGCGGCCGTTGGGCGCTAAGGTGATTGCTGAGCCCGCACCGCCTGCTTTGGCACGCACAACCGAGCTGACGGTAATGTTTTCACCGGAAGTAAACGTCCCGGTCAAACTGGACAAAATCAGTTGCCCGGCGGCATCACTGGTTGCCCAATCACCGGTTTGCAACGCAACGCGCGTCACAACTCCCGTTGCGCCGCTGGTTGCGCCGGTAATAGTTACGCCCTCAGCAATTGCCGAAGACCCGGTGTTGAAATTTAATTTGTAGCCCAAGGACACCTGAACCCACCCAGCGGTCGTTGCCTCGTACATGTTTGCTGAGGCCCCGCCAACGGCATTGCGCCAGGCGTAAACTTTGCCCTTGTATAACGCAACGCCCAACACGGATCCGGCGCCTGGAACAGCTTGGATGCTGGAACGGTATTCATCCGCGGCCAGGTTGCGATACGACGCGTCGGTATAGCCGTCAGCCGACACACCCGAGACGCTAACGATCGTGCCAACCTGTACCGCCGATACCGAGATGCCTTCGCCTGCTACAAACGTCCCTGTCTCGCGCGTAATAACAACGCTGCTACCGTCGCGCGCAATTACTTTGCCGGTTGCGGTAGAAGACAAACCAACAACTGTAGCGCCCACGTTGACCGTGCCGGTCAGCGTACACACAAGAATGTTGTAGAGCGCGTCAGATGGCTTTGCACGGCCGTCAAATCGTTCGTAGCCGGCAATCCGCGTATAGCCCCCATTTACGCTGCACTCAAAGTTTGCAGCTCGACGTGCTATGCCTGAAGGCAGCAGCAACGTAGGCGTGACCTGATCCAGGCCTCCACCAAGTCGAATTAGGTCGTATTGAACCGGAGGCGTTTTAAGCGGCACAGCAGCTCCTTTAAGCGAGTGGAGGGCCGCTCACAATCGTCGGGAGCTGGTCAATATTCATTCGGTTCATCAGACGCTTAAATTCAGTTTCGCCACGCGAGTAAACTTCAGGCGCCGCTTCGTAACCGCCGTAAAACATCATTGCTCTATAAACAATCGCAAGATGAAAACGCGTTGGTACGTTGGGCTCGTCAGCATCTGCTGAAAGGTCGTAAGGTCTCTTGTAATACTCACCGGTAATGACGTAAGGCTGGTCTGGAGTAGCGCCAAAGCCCAAGCTCTTGTCGGCCCCCGGCACAATAGACACTACGACCGGTCGCGCGTAGGTTGTCCGCATTGTTCCGTACTGGTACAAATTGCGGAACGTTGTGTACTCCATGTAATTCAGCAACTGCTCGTCGGCATAGTTTTGACCTACCGACGAGCATCTAAAGCTGTCGCGCTTCCAGTTGCCAAACGTAGCCCCCACACCAGCTTGTGTTGGCGTGTAGACCTGCTGTTGCGTAACGGTGTTAAATTGCACCGCATCACGCATCCACTGCCAGTCTTCCTTCGCTGTCTGAATATCAATCCAAGCGCTGTTGATCCAATTGGCTATGCGGGCGTTTTCGCCCGTAAGCCCTTGAGCCGTTGGCAATGCGACGTTAGATCCTGAAACGCCGCATTCCACCCGAGCACGATTGATCAGCTGAAGGTAATTCATGTTTAAGCTGGCTCAGCTAGCACGTTCTGCAACCACGCGCGGCCGCGGGGGTTTGGATCTTCGACCAGGTCAAACGGATAGGCCAACCCGTGGCGAGCGATCATGTCAATTTGATCGGGCGCCGCGGGATTGCGTGTCACCTGGCTGTACTTGGTTTCCTTCATACGTGCCAGGATCTCGAGGTACTTGCGCTTAATTTTGGTGGGGTACCCGCGAATAATTGGTTGGTTCATGCCGTTGCAATTCACAATGACGTGCGGAGCTTGGTTCTCGTCAGTAGTGGAATGCACCAGCACCGTGACGGTCTCATTCATAAACGTTTCGCTTGCTGCGAGCTGTCCAAAATCAATTGACTCTGCGACAGTTTCGACGACTGGTTCGTCGTCCGAGATCTCAATACCCTGTATCGGGTTTTCTTTACGTGCCATCTCTTACTCCGGTTGATGTAAAACAGACGTGCCAAAAAGAGAGGCGACCTTGCAGCCGCCTCTCAAACTCCCGTTGGAGGACAGGAGATGGCAGGAGATTACTGTGCAGTGCCAGGAACGCGGGCGCAGTTAGCGTAGGTAGCGGTGTTACCCGTACCAAGCACGCTGGTGCCCGGTGTGAACGTCTGAGCGGCGCCGGTGCTGACCTTGATGTAGCCAACAAAAGACAGGTTGGCGGCCGGAGCGCTGGGCACGGGGCAGGGATCGCCAGCAGCAACGATCGGACCCTGTGAGGTGGTCACGTTGCCAGACGTGTCGATCCACACGCCAAACAAGCAAGCCTGGTTGTTACCAAGCGCCGTGTGGCCGGACGAGAAGGCGAGGTTGTCAGTGGCCGACTTTGACTTGAACACACCGTTGTTGGTGTAGGTCAAGGTGTTGGTAGTTTTGAAGGTACCGCTGTTGGTGCCAATTGCCAAACCGGCGGACGTATAAGAAGCAAAGCCGCTGTTGGCTTGTTCGAGGTTAAAAGACATGGAAGTTCTCCCTTAATCGACGATGTACGTTGCGAAGGTCGATGCGTAGTCGGTGTCACCGACACCTGTGTCCGCATCGAGTTTGGCCATAATGGCCTGAAGGCCGTCGACCAAGGTGCTCAGCAATATGCGGAGCTCTTGCTCGGTCAGACCATCGGGAATTGCGGTTACCCGCTGCTTGACTGATTCAGGCATGATGTGAGTCCTTTACAAAGTGTCGGAGAATCCGAAGATTCTCCGACGTTTTCATCAGAGGGCGGTCACACCAGCCTCGATACGAGCCATGAAGGCATCGTTGAGGCGGACGGTCGCGAACCAGGTCGAAGCGCCCACGTAGCCAAACTGGCCAAGCGGGTTAGCGTGGTTGGTCTGGCTGGCCTTGAGGACAATCGGCTTGATGGCCGACATGCCTTTAAGCGCAACCTGGCCCCAGCAGTCTTCACCAATAATGATGAAGGGGTACACGTCGACGTTGGAACCGCCAACCGACAGCATGCCGCTCGAACCAACCGATGCGCCAGCAGCAGCGAAGGACTTCAAGAGCGGGGAGCTGATGAAGCGGAAGTCTTCGCAAGCGCCAACTTCACGATCGTGGATTGGCTTGAACGAACCGTACTCTTCCACGCGGGTAAAGCCGGGGAGGTTACGGATGTCAGACACTGCGTCCGTGTGGACGAACACAATGTAGGCGGGCTGAACAGCACGGGTGCCGAAGTTAACGCCAGGAGCAAGACGGCTGGTTACGCGGCGAGCCCGGTTGGACTCGAGCGTACGAGCGGCCTTGCGCAGTGCGTTGAGGCTGATCGCGGTGTTGATTGCCGAACGGCTGGAGCCGTTTGCGTAGATCACCGTAGAGCCAGCCTTCAACACGCCATAGCGCACGAGCTCCATCACCTCAGCAAGGGTCTCACCTGTGAGCTTGACCATTTCGCCGGGGATGTCGTCCTCGTACAGCTGTTCGACTTTCGAGCTGTATTTGAAGAGCACGCCGTACTGCTGAAGCTGCACCGACACGTCCTGGAAGCTGATCGTGTTGGCGTTGGGCGTGACACCTTCAGCAAGCACGAAGTTGCTGGCGGTGATGTCGGGCGTGCCGACGTAGCGGTTGGAGTTCTCGATCGAGGTGCCGGTAGTCGATGCGCCAAAAGGCAGCGTACGACGGAAGACCAGCGTGTCGGTCGAGTTCTGAGGCATCTCGCGCTGAGTGCCGAAATCACCGAGAACGGTGATGGGTTGTGCATGCTCAAGCATGCCTTGAGCGGCACGGATTAGGTTCCGTGACGCTACGGTGCCGTAATTTTGAATAGCCATGGTTAGGTCCTTTCAATAGGTTTAGTAACCGCGCTGCGCTCGTTCTTTTTCGCGCCTTGCGGCTTCGTAATTCCAGAGTTCCTGGGGTGACATGTCGTCCAATGTCTTGGGCGGTGGTGTCTGACCAGGTCGTGTTGTTGCGGCTGCAGCAAGACGCTGATTCCGCTCTTGTCGAATATCCGCGGCGGGTCGCGCTTTCGCCTGCTCGTACAAGTCGAGCATTCTGATTGCGTCTCTCGCTCTGGGGCTGTCGGCTAATGCACGGGTATCTGCGGACTGCGCAAAGAACCAGCTAGCAAATTCCGGCGTGTTTACCGTTTGCTTCCAGTCTTCATGCTTGCCTTCAACTCGCGCTTCTTCAAGAAGTAATCCCATCTCTGCCTTGGTCTGTGCGACCTGCTGAAACACCAGCTCCTGCACCTGTTGCGGTGTCAGGCCAGATGCTTGAGGCTGTACGCCTCCTAGCTTGGCAGTAACGTACTCTTCCATCGCGCCGGCCCACTCGGGGAAATCCTGCTTGAGCTGCTCCCACTTCTCCGGGTTTTTGGCCGCAGCAACCATCTGTCCCTGCGAAGGCGCTTCTTGCGGTGGCATCTGCGCCGCCGCTTGTCGGGCCTGCTGGAACTCGCGTTGTATTGCAGCCATGCGCCCGTCGGCGCTTTTTACATGGTGCAGCAGTTGGGCGTTGGCCTGCTCTAGCGAGTCGATCCTGGCAAGTTTTGCCCTGAACTCCTCGGGAAGAGATGCCAGTGGGTCAGCAGCTGGCTCGGTTGGAACGCGATCATCCTGCGGCGGCTCATCCGGCGCGGCGCCTTGTAGCTCGTCAGCGGGCTGTTCGCCGGCATCAAGCTTCTGGGCTTCCTCGTTCCAAAGGTCCTGCAATTGCTCCTGAGTCAGTTGTTCGTCCACTTACGCCTCCAAAATACAAAAGCCGCCTACGGGCGGCTTCGTTTGCCATGATCAGCCGGGATCTATCGTCCGGGCCGATCGTTACATCCCGAGCTGCCTCATTGGGCAGGTCGAAGAATTCTTTTATGTTCTTTGTACAGCACTAGCAATCAAACCGGCAGGCTTTGAATAGCTCCAGTTCGTTACGCCTGCTGCGGTTGCCGCCGCAACAGACGGGTATTGTCGGCCGTCAGGACCGTACACGGGAATGCCGGTGCTCATCCCGTCAAGAGTTGTAAAACCTGCAGGTGTAGCCCCTGAACTAGGGATTACACCACCGCTGCTGCCGGGAGTAAGGTTGACTGTACCGCCGGGACTGCCGTTGCCAGTGTTGCCGGTGTTAACGGTGCTGCCGCCAGTGTT